CAAAAGTATGTACCTCGCTTTTGGGCCCCACACTGATAAGGTGGGGCTTTTTTTTTGGTGTTTGCAATGTTGCAAAATATAGTGTATATTATACTTGTGGAGGGTCGCAACCGTATATAGCAGTAACCACAAACATCACACAATAACAACTTTTATATATCGGAGGCCACATGGCTATATCTCAATACAATCTTTCTTCTCCAAATGAAGATCTACGCTTAAGCAAAATGATTTCTCAAGAGATCAAATTACTTTTAACTGACTCAACAAACCTCAAGAACTCTCCTTTCATGGATTTCGTTGGTTCTATCAATGGCATGGGTTCTGATACCATCCGCGTGCGCAAAGCTGGTCTTGATGGTTATGACTCTTGGAGTGCTTTCACCGGTGCAAGCGAAGATTCTGCAGTGTCTGATACCTCTCTTACAGATGCACATGCTGATGTTGTAGTGAAGCGCAATGCACTTGCATACTCTATCACTGACTTGGCTAGCATGACCGGGTTGAACGGTGGAGACTTGGATCCTTTCCGCATCGCTGACTCAATCGCAAAATCTTACGATTCTTTGTTTGCAAAGATGACTGGTGCTGTGGTTGCTGGCTTTTCTGCTTCTGCTGGTGTTTCTGCTGCTGCATTGACCGTGGATGCTTTCCTTGCTGCTATCAACACATTGGAAGCTGCGGGCAGTGGCAAAGGTGCTCCCGGTCCTTATGTTGCTGTATTGCATCCAAAACAATGGGCTGACTTGCAAGATGACATCCTTGGCTTGACTAGCGGTGTACTGCAATTTGTACAAGCTTCATATGAAGCCATCAGTGCAAAAGGCTCTAATTATAAAGGCAATTTCATGGGTGTTGAAATCTACACATCTTCTTTCATCACAAACGATGGAACAGATCACCAAGGTGCTTTGTGGGCTCCAGGTGCAATCGGTTTCGCAACTGGTATGCCAACTGCAATCGGTGCTTCTCAAGCTCAAGAAATGGGTGAAGTATTGGTTGAGATGGATCGCGATGCATCAAAAGCCATAACCAAAATTGTAGGCCATGCATACTTGGGTATGTCTGTGATTGATCAAGACCGTGGATGTTTGTTGATATCTGCTATCTAATCAGTTATATCTGTGGGAGTGGGTCTTTGATCCGCTCCTATATTTTCACAATGCATAGAGGTACACAATGCAAAATTTCAATCCACAAGCATGGCAACCCATACAACAAACACAAACGAACTTACTCCCAGCAAAGCCAAATCATCCATTTTACTACAAGTGGCATCCAAGTGCATGGCAGTTTGTATATAGAGATATAGTGATCTCTAAAAAATCCAAAGACAAAGAAGAGACCACAACAAGCATCCGCAAGGGCTTCTTTGTACCACACATCCGCATGGAAAGAATCATACCCGGAGTCAATGGGGTGCATCAGATCAATGGGGAACTCGGGAACCCATCATCACGCATCGGATCACTACAGCAACAAGGATGGGTGTATTTGGATCCCCAAAGATATGACTATATGCATGTCTATCAGTGTCGCGGTGGCAAGTATCACACTCCAAAATTTAACTCCATCAAAGTGGTGGCCGGGCAACTCATTGAGAAATTTGACAAAGTGGCTTTTGAGAACTGGTGCATCTCTCTTTTGATGGGTGGTGTCCTTGGGCAACCGGAGCCACACTTCTGGAATCTGCTAGTGCATCAAAAAGAAAGTGCAAGAAGCATGGAACAACTTGCAAAGATGCAACATATACCAGAAAAGAAAGCAGATCTTGATATAATGTATCAAACCATCAAAGATATGAAACTCTTTTGCTCTGAATACGAGAAGAGTGGCATGTCTATATATGCGGATATAAAATGACTACCTCAACCCCATACGCACCACAAATCAAAATCCCAGAACTGCTAGAGAGAGGCAAGAGTCAAATCTCTACACTCCCCGTGTATCGAGATGGTATTTTGCAAGCTCCAACAAATGTAAAATACTCTCTTATCTCTCCAAGTGGTGTGAAACTTGTGGACAGTGCAACGGGGACATATCCCGGAAACATCCCCACATATACACACGGGTCAAGTATCCTCAACTCATCGCTCGCACTTGGTGAGGGATACTTGCAAGAGTGGGAGATCTCTTTTGTGACTGGTGTCTACACCTTCCGCAGAAATGCTGCGCTAGTCTTACGCAGATTGTATCCAGTGATCAGTGATATGGATCTCACAGCAACATACAGTCAACTCGCTGACTTGAGACCATCATCGATGTCCAGTTATCAGACATATATCGATGAAGCATGGTACACGATGATACAGCGCATGAGACAAGAGGGCAACATCGAGTATCTCATCATGTCATCGGAGAGTTTCAGGGCCGCACATCAAAATCTTTGCTTGTACTATATTTTCAGAGATTTCCACAGCTCACTCGGGCAAAGCAATGGCCGCTATCTTGATCTTGCAAATGAGCATCACAAGCAATATCAGTCAGAGTGGAAGATTATAAATTTCATCTATGATCACAATCACGATAACCATGGAACCACTGACAGAGTCGCAAAATCTCCAGTGATATATCTGACAAATCCACCGACAGCATATAGGCTTCGCAGAAAATGAATTTTAGCACCATCAGACAACAGATCTCTGCAAAGATTTCTTTGATCCCAGGTTTCAAGGAATCCAAGCACACTCCCGACTTTTTTGGTCGCACACAAGAGACTGTGGGACATCGTGCATACACTGTGTCTGTGGGGACATCTCAGGCCACAGAAGAGAGACAGCGCAGAGATGTGGGTGTGTATATCTCCACTCCCATCGATGTGCTTTTTTCATATCGCTTGAGACCACTAGACATCTATCCCACTGACTACGATCTTGCTCTTGATGATGAGGTGACAGTGATCAATGCTGTGCTATCTGCATACAATAGCCAAGAATTTACGATAAGATATGTAGGGAGTGATCGCTCCATATCAGACTCGCAAGAGTGGATTATAATAACCCTTTCATTCACAACATTACACACAATATAACGGGAGGCCATCATGGCATTTTCTAACATACCAAAGACAAAAAGAGATGGTGTCATAACCTTGCAAGATGGCACTCTGACTCCGGTAACACTTGACATCGCTTTTGAAGATGGAAACTTTTCATTTTCATCTCCACAGACTTACTCTGAGCTTGTAGTGATGGACCGTGGAAACTTTGCCGCAGTACGCAAGCAAGATCAACAAGCAATTACAGGATCTTTCTCTTTTCACTTTCGCGAGTTCACAAACGCAAGCACCGCGGGCTCCGTAAAAGATTTCATAAATAAACAAGGATTTTACAGTGCAAACGTGAGCACCGGTCTTTCTGGTACTCCTTACGTGGAACACCACTGCATCGACATCAAGTATCTTGCTGAGGGGACTGACTTTGGTGATGGTGCTGATCACACTGTTGTACTATCAAAGTGTGTGTGCTCTCTTGACTTTTCAGAAGGTGACCCATCAAGCTTCACGTTGAATTTCACTTGCTACGGTGGAGCTGTTTACACTGGTCCGTTATAATATTTTGTAGCCATAATTATTCCTTTGTAAGTGGGGAGCGATCCCCACTTATTTTCAATTGTCGAGGTACAACATGACAGAAAAAATACAACTCAATCTCAAGAAACTAGGACAACATGAAGCAAGACTCCCCAACAGCATCGCTGTTTGTTTGGATTTTATCGCGATATGGGGATCTGATATAAATCGCGCACAACTTGCACATCTATGCAGTGCAGCCATAGCGGTAGGACTAGACCATGCAAAGTGTCTCCCCGCGTATCCAGTGCAAAGCGGTGACCCCGTTAAATTTGGATTCAAGGTGATGGAGAGATTACTAGAAGCGGGATGCACACCATCTGACATCTATGATGGTGGGACACAGATACTCACTGCTATGCTAGGGATGATACCCACAGAGGAGCAAGTGAATACTCAGGCAAATTTTACCTGAGCAAGTACGGATACTATGATCTCATGGCTATGCGCATCGCTATGAGATGGGGGAAAGATCCGGACTGGTACTACACACTAGATGAGCAAACCAAAATCAACATCCTTGCAGAATACCGACTCCACTGTGAAACATCAGAAGACCACAAAAAAAGACAAGAGCAGAATAAAAGTGATATGATGATGAGAGAATTGGAGCGGAGACAAAATGGGTAAATCTTGGAAGAGTGGGAGCGCAGAGGTATCAATCAACAACGACTCAAAGATGTTGATGAAGATGGTTAATACTGTACTCCCATCTGCATCCAAGATCATGCAAGAGGAACTATCGCGCATCGAAAGAGAAGCGCAAACAGAATGGCCACGCAGACAGCCGATGATCCGTAAGGATGAGCAAGGCAACACGGTATTCATCAAACAAACCTCAAAAGGCTCCTGGAGATTGTGGGAGCAAGGTGTCAAGGTGCGTGCAGATGGGACACTCGATGTATACTTGCGCAATACAGCACCGTACAGTTTCTATATCAAGTTTGGGATCGATTCTAAGAACAGCAAAGGAGAAGACATTGTGCAACCCACTGGGAAAAATGTCTCACAGACTCTCTTGATCGCTCCCCATCGTAAAACAGCAAACAAGGTAGTCAAAGCACTTGCAGATGATGCAGCACGGAGATTGTAATGGCCATAGAAGATAAAAGCATCCAAATATCATATAAAGCAGACATCAATGATCTCAAGCAAAAGCTTGCACAGATCCCTAACATCACCGGGGAAGAAGCCAAAAAGATGGTGGCTGCTCTTGATAGGCAATTGAAACAGGCCGAAAGTGCATCCAAGAAATCAGCAGAAGCCACAAAGAAGGCTGCACAAGTTGCTGGAGAATCAGCGAGAAAAGCATCCAAAGAGTTTGATCACATGGCAGAAGCTGCAAAACGTAGTGAAGAACGTTTGGACATGGTTGCTGAAAAGAGTGGTGATATTGATCGTGGGTTCTCCAGTGTTGGACTTGCTTTGCGTGGTGTGAATCCACAATTAGCAGAGGCTGCAGATGGGCTTGCAGATATGTTTGCCGTGGGTGAAGGTGTATTGCTTACTTTCAAATCACTAAATCCATATCTCTTGGCTGCAACTGTTGCACTTGGTGCACTGACTTTGGGATACAGTGCATAT